TCTGGGTATCCCATTCATTGCTACAAAGCCCTGGAAGGGTCACAAGCCTCGTAACGCTGACGTATACGACTATGGCAGAGCACTTCAGTTGGCAGAGGATGTTGTTGACGTAACAGACTTCAGCGATTATCCTGGTGCGTGGGTATATGATGTTCGCAACCGATACATGGTTGACAAGGCAGACCATGTTCTTGGCCTGCTGGAACCAGGAAAAAGGGGCGGCACGTATAATTGCCTCACCTATGCAATGAATGAACTGAAGCCAATCAGTATCATCGACCCTTTGATGAAGGAGGTCAGATATGGCTGGTCCGAAACTGTATCAGAGTAAGGCTTGGCTGCAAGAGAAGTACAGAACGATGAACGCAGCTCAAATCGCAGCTCTTTGCGGTGTCACTGAGATGACTATTACTCGTTATCTTGAGAAGCACGGCATCGTTCGTAGACGTAGCCGCTAGTCTGTGCTATGCTGCGTCTATGATAAAAATTGGCATGATGGGTGCTCATGGGACAGGGAAGACTTCAATGGCTCAGGCCATGCTGGACGGACCGTTTAGTAGTTTTTCCCTGGTCCCATCAACGGCCCGGCAGATAAAAGCATATGGCTATCCAATCAACAGAGAAGCCACAGAACTAAGTCAGATTCTCGTTCCATTGCTTCGTATGGTAGATGAAGCAGAAGCCTTTACAAATCAGCACAATCGAATGTACAAGCAGGGACTTATTTCAGACCGAACTCTCGTTGACTCTCTTGCCTACACAATGTATCAGAATTTGCATGTGTGGGAAAGCGGAGACCTCATCGAGAATGTGACAATGCGTCTTGCTCAGATGCACATCAATACGTACAATGTTCTTTTGTATTTCCCAATCTACTGGGACAATGTAGATGATGGAGTACGAGACCCTGACGAGCAATACCGTCGAGATATCGACAACAACATCAAAACAATTCTGGAGCTTCTTGGCATCAACTATTACACAGTTCCCAATGTCACTCCAGAGATAAGGGCAGACTGGTTGGTTCAGAGAATTTACCGAGCAGACGAAGAAAATGCCCAGCGCTGGATGGAAGTCTTCCAGGGCATGCTATAATTATCTTGAAAGTGAGGAGATATAATGGGAACACCGACACGCCGTCGTCGAGGCGAAAAGAATCCTGATGCCTGGTGGCAAGGAGCCTATGCCGGAATCCCACACATCATCGCTTCATATGAATTTGAGATTGACGGAGACAGCATTCTTCCCAAGTCACTCATCAAGTTCAAGAATACGCGAGGTTCATTCAAGTTCCGATGTGTGGCTACAAATGTAAAGACTGGCAAGACCTGGATTGACTGTATCAATGCAGACACAGGTGAATGGAAGTCTTTCTATGTGGAAAAGCTGAAGGGACTTGTAAAGCCAAGGCGTCCACGTAGAAGGAGAGCAGTTGCCCAAAGAGCTTGATACGCTGGACCATATTGAAGACCTCAATAAGGTTGTAACAGCGCACCTAAAGGGCGACAATGCTACTGCCATTGCCCGGAATACGGGAATGAAGCGCGCTCAGGTGCTCGAATACATTGAAGAGTGGAAGGCGCTCGCTCAGAACAATAAGACAATCCAGGCCAGGGCCTCTGAAGCTCTTACAGGCATGGATGAGCATTACTCCATGATTATCAGAGAACTCTGGGGAGTCCTAGAGGAAGCTGATATGAACAACGACCTCAAGACCAAGACATCTGTCCTGAACAGTCTTGCGAGCGTTGAAGGAAAGCGAGTTGACCTTTTGCAGAAGGCTGGTCTGTTGGACAATCAGCAGATTGGCGATGAGGTCATCGAGATGGAGCGTAAGCATCAAGTCTTGATTGAAATTCTGCGCGAAGTGACTTCAGAGTGTCCTCACTGTAAGGTTGAGGTAGCAAGAAGGCTCAGCAGAGTAACCGGCCAGACAGAAACCATTGTCGTTAAATGATTAAATCCCTTCATGATATACTTTATATCAATGAAGGGATTTAGTTTTGTCTAGTGATTTCGCTGAGTTCTTCAATGCATTGTCAGACGACGACTTTGAAGAGATACCAGTCGATATTGAAGTCTTCACTCAAAGTGAAGACTATCTTGGCATGCCGCATTTGTCTGAGTATCAGTACCAGCTTATCCGGGCATCAAGTCAAATTTATAAGCACAGCACATTGCACAATCTGTACGATGCAGAAAAGGCGGAAAAGAGATGGAAGGAGACATGTAACGAAGTCATTGCATGTCTTGGCAAGGGTAGCGGTAAAGACTTTACGTCAACCATTGCATGTAGCTATATCGTCTATCTGCTGCTGTGTCTGCGTAATCCTGCAAAATACTTTGGAAAGCCCAATGGAGACTCCATTGATATTCTGAACATCGCTGTCAATGCAGCACAAGCCAACAACGTCTTCTTCAAGGGCTTCAAGAGCAGGATTGAAGAGTCACCATGGTTTGTAGGAAAGTTCACCACGAAGGCAGGTCACATTGCTTTCGACAAAAACATCAACGTCTACTCAGGCCACTCAGAGCGAGAGGCTTGGGAGGGCTACAACCTTATCTACTGCGTGCTTGACGAGATTTCTGGTTTTGCGCTAGACTCCACATCAGGCAACGAACAGGCCAAGACGGCTGACGCAGTCTACAAGATGTATCGAGCATCAGTTGACTCTCGATTCCCGACAGAAGGCAAGCTAGTTCTTCTGTCATTCCCTCGATTCAAGAACGACTTTATCTCTCAGAGATATGAGGCCGTTGTTGCTGAGAAGGATATTGTAGAGCGCACTCATGTATTCAAGTTGGACCCTGACCTACCGGACGAGGTTGAAGAAAACAAGTTTTCAATCCGGTGGGAAGAGGACCACATTATTTCCTATAATGTGCCCAGAGTCTTTGCTCTGAAGCGTCCTACCTGGGAAGTCAACCCAACTCGTAAGATTGAAGACTTTACCACTGCATTCTTTACAGACCCAATCGATGCACTCTCCCGATTTGCCTGTATGCCACCTGACGCTATTGACGCATTCTTCAAGGACCGTGAGAAGGTGGAAGCTGTTTTTGTCAGACCTAACGGTGTTGATGAGGATGGTGCATATCGGGCAGACTTTACACCGAAGGAAGGTGTGCGCTACTATGTACACGTAGACCTTGCGCAGAAGCACGACCACTGTGCTGTAGCACTTGCGCATGTTGAAAAATTTGTACAGAAAAAGATTGGTGGTCAGATTAATGAGGTGCTTCCTTATGTAATCGTTGATGCCGTCCGCTGGTGGACACCAAAGCCCGGCAAGGACATTGACTTTGCCGATGTAAGAGACTATATTACAGGACTGAAGAGAAGAGGTTTCGACCTAAAGCTCGTTACCTTTGACCGTTGGAATTCCAACGACCAAATCAAGTACCTTCGTGGTGCTGGAATCAATTCTGAAATTCTGTCTGTTGCAAAGAAACACTATGAAGACTTGAGCTGGGTTGTCTATGACCAGAGAATTCTAGGTCCAGACATCCCACTGCTCAGGAAAGAACTGTTGCAGCTACGTATCACTCCAAGCGACAAGATTGACCACCCTAGAACAGGGTCCAAGGACTTGGCTGATGCTACGTGTGGCGCAGTTCACAATGCAATCACTTACACTCCACGTGATGACTTTGGTACCATTGAGGTACAGACTTACGAGTCTATCAGGCGCATAGAAGTTGAGATGGAGCGTCAAGCACTTGACAGTGCGCGTGAACGTGATAATGTGATTGAAGCGCCTCGTGAACAGCGAGCGATGCCAGATGACATTGCTGACTATCTCACGAGACTTGAAATTCTATGACCGGAGGTATGCCATGCCTAATTTACAGCGTAAGCCAAAGGGAATCTCACGAGCTGAGATTAACCAACTGCTGGCAGAGCGCGATGGCTACAAGTGTCAGTTCCCAGGCTGTGACCTTCCTTTTGTGAAGGATAACGGACCTACCATCGACCACTGGATTCCTTTGAGCGGTGGAGGTACATGGGATTTCGATAACTTGAAGCTGATGCACAAGAAGTGTAACTCTGCAAAGGGTGACAGGATGCCGTTTGACGACGGCACGCTTCCTGTGATACCAAAGAAGGAGAGGGTCAGCCGAGCTATCAAGCGAAGCGAGCGCCCCGAAGTCTGTGAGCGTTGCCAGTCTGGCAGGATGCTCGGACCAGACGAGGAGTGTGACCAATGTGGTAGCGGACCAATGCCGCCACGTTACCCTCAATGGGCTAAGATGAAGCC